TGTCCGGACAATTGGCGTGGCGTAATTGCAACGAGTGAAAACATTCGTTCAATTCCGCCCCACCAAGGGTATCCGGAACAAGTTAAAGTCATCATCATGTTCAACACGAGTTTCGGTAACTTACCGATCTGGTTGTCAACCCAGTTCAAGTAAGGAACCCGTAGCAAGTATTGAACAGCGATGATGAAACTGACTGGGGAAATCTTAAGACCTCGTTTCTGTATCCACAGAACGAGATCTGGAAGATCTTGCGGGTATTGATAAATACCTACCACCAGGCGTATAGGGATACCTGAGAGATCTCCATCCGGGCTTACCACCCGTTTGGCGAACTCAAAGACTCCTTTGTGAGAAATCAACGATTTATTCATTGAAATCTCTACGCCAAGTGCCTTCATCAGCTCCAGGTAAGCGTGTGCCACTGCAGAATCTGCAATGACCACATCATCACCGAGAACTCGGTATGAAGCGAACCAGGACTGGTGCCCACACTCAAAGGCTGCTATCTGAATTAATGCATGGTGCACTAATGCCAGAAGAGCCCATGAGGAGTAAGCTCCCATGGGTTGGCCCACTCCATACACGACACTATCTTCAGGGATCGAAATCCCTGCGATAGGTGCGGGAGTCTCCCAAGCCCGGAAGGTTAACAGCGTTTTCCAACGTTGAGCCCCTTCTTGGCCTAAGAGATACTCTAGTACGGCTGTGTACAGGAAAATAGGGAGTCTATCTGTAGCCGAGGAAAGGTCGAAAGACCAGACCGATTTCAAGCTGTTCGCTTCGAGATATTCTCGAAACGATTCAACTGACTTGTCTTGATCAAATGTCCCATCTTGAGGAATCGCTTTTAAGACTCCGAATACCGCGAAATGTAGTGGGCGCAATAAATATTGTGTCCAGTAATCTACAATCGCGAATAGACGAATCTTTCCAGCCGCTTCCTCTTTGATGGATAATCTCGAGGGGAGATGTCTTCGTAATCCGTTTCGCCATGGATATAATATCCACGCGTATACTGGAACTAAAAGTTCTAGTGCGGACCACTTATATATCTCCTTAGAGAATATTTTCATGAAGGCCCAAAGGTCTTTATGAAAGAAATAGATCAAACAAGCCTCAACTGGAGCCATCAGGGCTGATAAAGCCCCTTGC